CTAGTGTTTCACACGAGACCCAACCCTAAGGCTCACACCATGCAAACCACAACACCGACCACACAAGACCACGCCTTCGAAGAAGGCCGTGCCTGCCTGGAACGCATCAATACCCTCTGGGAGCTTGGGACCTTTGCGGAGCGTCCCTACCTAGGAGACGTACGGGACCTAACGCCTGCTGCCCGTGAAATGGCGGATGATGAGTCCTGGAACATCAACGGAGATCGAATCCTGTTGGCAGAGCAGATCCGGGATCATGTGCGGGAAATGCCTCTGTCGCTACTGGTGCGATCCGATTGGCACGTGCCTGGTGGAGAATCCACTTACTCCCAATTCGAGCTGCTGCTAAGCACGGGAGGTCCTGCCGTCAGGATCCTGGGAGAGCTGGACTCTTACTGCGAACCCTACCGGCCAGCCCTGCAGTTCTCTGACTGGGGCATCGGCTGGACTGATCACCCAGAATCGAAGATCGACGCTCTGCTTTGGTTCTCGGGACAGTTCTACTACGGAGAAGGCTGAGCCCTAACCACTGAATCTTGGCCCGGCCTAGTGTCGGGCTTTTTCTGTGGCCTACACTGGAGAAAATACCAAGAGTAACAATGAGCGACCAGCAGGGCGCAGAATTTGATGCTGACGCGCTGGAAGTTGGCGCGGTTGAATTTACCAAGCCTACAAATGTTGGCAACGATGAATCTAAACGTTGGCGCAAAGGTAGAGGGAGCGATGCACGTGTGGAGGAGCGCGCAACCTGGTGTTATGGGGAGATCCTCAATGGCGGCACACGCCGTCAGATCACTGGAAAACTAGCGGAACGCTTCGGCGTGTCTGTGCGCACAGCAGATGCAGACTACAGCCGCGCGATGGAGCTGCTTAAAACAGAGCAATCCGCCACGCGCGGTGAACTATTGAACCAACTACAGGGTTTGAGACTATCAGCGGTGAGAATGGCGATGCGAAAGGGTCAACTACAGACCGTTGCGATGCTGCTTAAAGACCTTGGGGCTGTGATTGGTGAAGCCGCTCCGGAGCAGCTGGCGGCCGCTGCGCCACAGCTGACGATCACGGTGGAAGACAAGAGGCAAGCGTGAGACCCGCGAGACTTACCGCAATTGTTAAGTGATACAACAGAGGCCCTGGCCACGCGCTGGGGCCGTTCTATTGTCAGTGAGTACCGCGCCAAACCAAGGCCGTGCCTGACCGTATCCTGACCGCTGCAGCCCTGCTCACCGTTGCTGCCCTGGTGGCAATGGGCGTCGACAATCAGCGTGTGCTGGCCCGCTGCGAGGCTTCTGGCAACAGTGCCGAGCAGTGCCGTCTCGTGGTGCTGGGGCGCTAGTACGTCCGGACTACGTTACAAAGTGTGACAGTATCGGCCCACCACGGGCCTACACTGTGCTACAGTGACAGAGTCAACAAAGGGACACCACCCCACCCCAGCCAAACCATGGTCACCAATACCACCACTGCAGCGCTCCTCGCTGTTCTGATCCTGCTCCCCCTACTGATTTTGCTCTGGGCTAGCGAGTCTTACTCGCAGCGTGCCAGGCGCTGGCGTCGCTCCGGTATGACGCAACAGGCCATCGCCGACCGTCTCGGCGTCAGTCGCTCGACTGTACGGCGACTGTTGGCGGCATAAAAAAAGCCCCCTTGCGGGGGCTCTCAGTGGTTGCCGGGCCGACCGGCGGTGCAGGCTTACTCAGGCCGTGCTGGGCTCGTGGTTACGCGTCGTGTGCCCGGTTCCGCGGCGGTTGAGTTTTGCGAGAGGACCGCTCCCCCTCGTATCTGTAGTCTACTACACTACGCGCGGCGTCGGCGCTAAACTGTAACATTCTGTAATGTAGTGCGTCCGTACTAGGGGGCAGGGTTCGGGGCTCGCTAAGCCGGTACAACGCCCAGGGAACCTACTGACACATCCTCATTTTCTTCTACTGTCACACAGGGGGGCAGGGGTTCGATTCCTGTAATACCCTAGAAGGTACCCCTCTACTACAAAATGGCCGATTCTGCTGGAGCCCTTACCCTTCGCCACGCCCAAGGTGAGGTATTTACCAGCCGAAAACGCTTCCGTGTCCTCGTTGCAGGCCGCCGCTTCGGCAAAAGTTACCTCTCCTGTATCGAACTTCTGCGTGGAGCTATCGAAAAACCAGGCGAAACCTTCTTCTACTGCGCCCCAACGTACCGAATGGCGAAGGACATCGCCTGGAAAGCCCTCAAAAAGCTCGTCCCCCGCACCTGGATCAAGTCCAAGAACGAAACCGACCTCAAGCTGGAACTCGTCAACGGCTCCACCATCGAATTAAAGGGCACCGAAAACGCAATGGCCCTCCGCGGCCGCAGCCTTTCGGGCGTGGTGCTGGATGAAGCCGCCTTCATGGACCCCGAGGTCTGGTTCGAGGTGATCCGCCCCGCCTTGGCCGACAAACAAGGCTGGGCCCTCTTCATCTCCACCCCAGACGGCACCGCCAGCTGGTTCTACGACCTCTGGTGTTACGCCGACGAAGGCGACCCCAACTGGAGCCGCTGGCAATTCACCACTATCGACGGCGATAACGTCCCCCCAGAGGAAATCGAAGCCGCCCGCAGCCAACTCGACCCCCGCACCTTCCGCCAAGAATTCGAAGCCAGCTTCGAAAACCTCAGCGGCCTCGTCGCCATCAGCTTCTCGGACGACAACATCGACAAGGTGGTCCAAGACCTACCAATCCTTCCGTTGCTGCTGGGACTGGACTTCAACGTCGAATTTATGGCTGGCGTTTTTGCCGTCAGAAAGGGCGATGACCTATGGGTATTCGACGAACTGATACTGACTGGTGGCGCAACCACTTGGGATTTTTGCGAAGCCGTCCAACAAAAATTCGGCATCGAACGTCGCATCGTTGTTTGTCCAGACCCCACGGGCGGCGCTCGCAAAACCGCAGGCGTCGGTCAAACCGACCACTCAATCCTGCGCAAATCAGGCTTTACGGTGTCCAGTCCCCGCGCCCCCTGGAAAATCCGCGACAAAATCAACGCTGTCAACATGGGTCTAATGGACGCCAATGGCAAACGCCGCATTTTCATCCATCCTCGCTGCAAAGAACTCATCAAATCCCTCCGCACGCTGACCTACGCCCCTGGAACAGGGCTGCCCAACAAAAATCTCGGCGTGGATCACGCCTTCGATGCGTTGGGCTACCTATGCCTCCAAAGCTTCAACCTTGCCAAGCCCGAAAATCTCGGCCCTACTAACTATCGAGTGTGGTGATTAAAGCCTGCACCGCTTGATACGCCTCTTCTGCCGTAGCAAACGACGCCGTGGAATACAGCTTTTTATCTCTACGCACCTGCCCAATCCATCGAAATTTACGCCTGTACACATGTTTGTACGGAGACCGCCGCCTTTTATGCCCCTTCTGATTACTAATGTTGGCACCGCGCTTCACAAGCCGCAGATTTTCCCACCGATTATCCAACCCATTCCCATTGATATGGTCCACCATCAAATCCCCAGGGTCTTCACCTGTCATGTACATCCACACAAGCCTGTGAGCTAAGTAGGTAGTCCCATGAAACTTGCCCGCGTAATAAATCTTGGTGCTGTTCGAGCCTTTACCCACCGCCGTCTTACTTCCAAAGCGTGTGCCGGGACGCAGGCGCGACTGCGGGTTAGGTAACTGCCAAATCAATTCCCCTGTTTTTGGGGTATAAAACAGACATTCTTGCAAAACGTACTGCTCAGGAAGCGGCTTAGGCATGACTGGTACAGACTCCACATAGACCCTAGCACGCTAGACTGGTTTATATGCCTGCGTCCCGTGGCAAAGAAAACGACCAAGGCCCAGAAAAAAGTCGCCAAAGTCATGCGCGAGTATGGCAAGGGCGAACTGCACTCGGGCAGCAAAAAAGGCCCCGTAGTCAAGTCCCGCAAACAAGCAATCGCCATCGCCATGTCCGAGGCTGGCATGACCAAACCCAAGAAAAAAGGTAAGAAGTAATGGCTAAACGCGGTCTTTATAGCAATATCGCCGCCAAACGCAAGCGCATCGCTGCCGGCAGCGGCGAAACCATGCGCAAGCCTGGCACCAAAGGCGCCCCCACCGCCGCAGCCTTCAAAGCCGCGGCCAAAACCGCCAAAAAGCCCAAAAAATAACTTCCCTTACCCGCTCCGAGGGCCGTCGTGCAGCTAATCCATTCCACCTCTATTACCAACCCCTACCCCTACGGAACCTCCGCAGGCGGCGCCTCCTCTTCTGCTGGGACATACGACGCATTCGGCCGCGTCCGCACATCCAGCCCGCTCACCCTCTTTGACTCCAGCCACCGCTACAAAGACAATGGCCTCTGGAGCACCTTCACCGCAACCGGTGGCACCTCCACGTTTGACGCCAGCGCCGGCCTCGTCAACCTCGCCGTAACCACCTCTTCCGGCTCCTCAGTAATCCGCGAAACCACCAAATGCTTTTCCTACCAGCCGGGCAAATCCCTGCTGGTGATGTCCACCTTCACGCTTAACCCCGCCAAAACCAACCTCCGCCAGCGCATCGGCTACTACGGCGCCGACAACGGCATGTACCTAGAGCTGAACAACACCACCCTTTCCTTCGTCGAACGCAGCTCCTCCACCGGCTCTTTACTCGAAACCCGCGTCGCCCAATCCGACTGGAACATCGACCCCCTCAACGGCACCGGCCCCTCCAACCTCACGCTCGACCCCACCAAATCCCAAATCCTCTGGATGGACATCGAGTGGCTGGGACTCGGCACCGTCCGCATGGGCTTCATCATCAACGGCAAATTTGTCCACTGCCACTCCTTTCACCACGCCAACATCATCACCTCCACCTACATCACCACCGCCTCCCTTCCTCTCCGCTACGAAATCACCAATACCGCCGCCACCGCCAGCTCCAGCACCCTCAAACAAGTCTGCTCCACCGTCCTTTCCGAAGGCGGCTACGAACTCCGCGGCCTCCAACAAGCCATTGGAACATCCATAACTTCTCCTCATGTCCTTACTACAGCGGGTACATACTACCCAGTCATTTCTTTACGCCTTAAATCAACCACATTAGACGCAATCGTAATTCTTACAGCTATATCTTTACTAGCCGCCACAGCCAACGCCAACTACAGTTGGCGTGTAGTTGCTACTGCCACAACTACTGGCGGTACGTGGACAAGCGCCGGAGCCAATTCCAGCGTCGAGTACAACCTCACTGGCACAGCTACCACCGGCGGCCGCATCCTGGCCCAAGGTTATTTCAGCTCTACCAACCAAAGCAGACCATCCATAGATATTCTCAAGGAAGCTCTGTTCAAATTCCAGCTGGAACGCGACGGCCTTGCAGCAACCCCGTATGAATTAAGCCTTACTGTCGCAGCCAGCTCG